TCTTCGTTGCGCTTGCAGATTCGAAGATCACAGCCGCAGAGGCGCGCGATCTTCTCTCTGGCGTCGACGAGCAATTGCGCGCACTTGTCGCACTGCGCACGCGCTTCGCAGAGATCGCGGGAGAGGGGCGGCGGTGAGCGCACGACGCCATCTCCCCAACCGGCGCCCGCATGAGCTGGTGAACTTCGAATTTCGTGGCGCACCCTACGTCGCCGGCGCGGGCCGCTTCCCCGACGGCTCACTGTCCGAAGTCTTCATCGACGCGGTCGATACGACTGCGAAGGGCATGTTGCCGCTGAACGAAGACGCGAAAGATGCGGCTGTCTGCCTTTCAATCGCCCTGCAATACGGCGCGCCGGCCGATGTCATCCGGCAAGCCGTCACCCGAACCTCCGACGGCCTACCCACCGGCATCGTCGGATGCGTGCTCGATCTCTTAGAAGGAACATCGACATGAGTGGAGTAACAGAACGGCTGATCAACAAAACGCAGTTCGGCGCGCTGATCAAAGCAGCCGATCAGGCGAAGACGAAAGTCTCGTCGATCAATGGAGAGATTGGAGAGCGTATCAAGGCCGCCGCCGAAAACGCGAACCTTCACCCCGCGGCTTTCAAGATGATTCTCAAGCTCTATCGCATGGATCCTGAGAAGCGCGATGCGTTCTTGCGTAGCTTCGACGCCTATCGCGACCTCGCGACCGAGCTAAACCTCTTTGATGAGCACGTCGGCGATATCGACGATCTCGCTCGAAAGGCGGCTGCCGAGGATGCGGAGCGACAGGAAGCCGAAGATGCTCAGGTCGCCGATAACGTGCATCGTCTCGAAACGGGCATCAAGCCCCTGACGGGAGAAGAACGCGAGTTCGACGATGCAACGTCGAGCAAGCCGTCTCGGCGGCGGAAGAAGAAGGCGGGTGACGAGGGGGATGAGGCCCCTGGCAGCTATACCTACAATTGAGGCCAGATCGCGTGCTCATCCTGGCCCTGGACATCGCGACCTACACCGGCTTTGCGCTCGGGCGCGCGGGGAAAATCCCCGCGTCCGGCACCGTGCGCCTAAAGAAACCGCACGAGCCGCCAGAAGTCGCAGCGTTCAACATGCGCTGCTTTCTGCGCGATCGGTTGAAGTTCGAAAGCAAGCCGGACCTCGTCTGCATCGAGCATTATCTCCACCCAACCGCGCAAAAGAGCGGCGACGCCGTGATCCTCCAGCTCTTCTGCTTCGGGGTCGCTGTATCTGAGGCCATGGCGCGCAACATCGTTCCTGTGACGCCGAAAGCCGCGACAGTCCGCAAGCACTTCATAGGCGCGGCGAACATGGGCGAGCGCAAAGCAACAAAGGACGCTGTGATCCAGCGTGCGCGGCTTCTCGGCTACATCCCCCGCGATTGCAGCGACGATAACCGCGCCGACGCCTGCGCTCTCTTTGACTTCGCCGCCGAAACCTACGCCCGGGCGCGCCCGCCCGAGCTGATCATGTTCGGGGAGAGGGCATGACGGGCTTTTCCGATCAATCGCAGATGGCGGCGATCGACGCGGCGATCAGATGCATTCGCTTCAACGAGCGGCCGCGCGCTGCCGAGCGCGATTTCCTTGTCGCGCAACTCGAATCCATCAAGGCACGCATCAAGCGCCACGAAGCACTGAGGCGGGAGCGGACGGCTTCTCAGACGAACGAACGGGGGGCGTGGTGAGCACCCTGCCTATGCGCGAAAAGAAGGCGAAGGTTTGGGAGCGCGACGGGCTTGACTGGTATGTCGAGCCGCCGGAGGCCACCGAGGCGCTCTTGCGCGTCGAGCGCTTCGTCGGCGAGGTTTGGGACCCAGCCTGTGGCGGCGGCAATATCTGCAGTATCCTCGATGCTCGGGGGTTGATCGTGCGCGGCACAGATATCGTGCGCCGCATTGACCCAAAGCCGTGGTGGAAGGGGGAGCTCGATTTCTTCTCGGCGACGCACACCAAGGCGCCGAATATCGTCTGCAATCCACCTTTCTTTCGAGCCAAGGGCGCCGAAGCATTCATCCGCAAGGCACTGGCGCTCGCGACGGGGAAGGTCGCGATGTTCCTCGACGTGCGGTTCATCGCCGGGGCCGAGCGCGCGAGCGGCCTTTTCGCGGATTACCCGCCGCATCGCGTCTGGATCATCACGCCGCGCGTCTCTTGCCCGCCAGGGAGTTATCTCGCAGCCGGAAACAAGGCCGGCGGCGGGTCGTCAGACTGGTGCTGGCTTGTTTGGGATCAGACGGTGCCGCGCCCGGCGTTCCCGCAGCTCGGGTGGCTTCGGAAGGAGGCTGCATGAAACCCATCGCGCCTCGTCCTCCCCAACTAACCGAGCAAGAAATCGCCAAGCTCAATGCGTTTCTGGCTGACCGCGCCGTCATGGATCGCGATGAGCTTGCGTTCAAATGGGGGTTCCATTGGGCGCATCACCTGTCATACGCCGAGCATCTATTCCGACAGATCGGCGTTGATCTACCAAAGAGGGACCGCCGCAAGACCAATCCTGGCAATCGCTCGAAAGAGCGATCTGGTTGGAGGCGGTGAGCATGAACGCGCGCGCCTCAAACCCCGCTGACGCGCTCCCAGTCTCAATCGAGGCCGAGCAAGCGCTCCTGGGCGCCCTGTTGGTCAACGAGGAGGCGCTCGCGCACGTAGGCGCCATCCTGGAACCGCGCCATTTCGCCGAAGAGCTGCATGCGCGCATTTACAGAACCGCCGCCGATCTTGTGGGCGCGGGGAGGAGGGCAACGCTGATCTCCATCGGCGCCGAGCTTTCCGGCGTGCAAATGCCAGACGGCGCCCCGCCATTGCGCGCCTATCTCGCGCGCCTTGCCGCTGAGGCGACGACGGTCATCAATGCCCGCGACTATGCCGAGATGATCGTCGACGCCTGGGCGAGGCGTGAACTGATTTCGCTTGCAGGAGCGGCTGCGGAATCCGCGCGGCTTCCCGGCTTCGGCCGCCTGCCGGCGATGCTCGATGAGCTCGACAGTCAGATTATCGCCCTTCGCAACATAGGCGGGACGGGAGAGACCGAACGCTCCAGCCTCGGCGCCGGGCTCGCAGAGGTCATCCGCGACGCCGAACAGGAAATGGCCGGGAACGCCCGCGCGATCCCCTCTACCGGCTTCGTCGACCTGGACCGCGTGGTGGGCGGCGGCTATCGCCCGGGCCGGCTTTTCGTCATCGCGGGAAATCCCGGCGCCGGCAAAACGGTGTTCCTCGTCGCGAGCGCGCGGCGCGTCGCCCGTGTCCGCGAAGATTGGCCGCAGTTCGGCGTGGATGTCTACTCGCTCGAAATCGATCGACGCGAGCTTGCCGCTCGCATGGCGGCGAATGCGATGGCCGCCGGCCCCGCGCCGTTGGCCTATAGCGACATTCTCGCCGGCCGGCTCGACCAAACCGGCATCCATAGGCTCCGCGAGATCGAGCGCCGGTTCTCTGAATTCGCCCTCACGATCGATGCTACGCCGGGCCTGACCATCGAGCAGATCGAGTCCCGCGCCAAGCGTACGAAGCAGCGGCTCGAGCGCGCCGGCAAGACGCTCGACGTGGTGTTCATCGACTACCTGCAGATCATGGGCTTCGGCGACCGATACAAAGGCCGCAAGGTCGACGAGATCGGCGAGGTGACGAAGGCCGCAAAGGCGATGGCCAAGCGCCTCGACGTCTGCGTCGTGATGCTCTCGCAGCTCAGCCGGGAAAACCAGAAGCGCGATGACAAGCGCCCGCAGCTGTTCGACCTGCGCGACTCGGGATCCATCGAACAGGACGCAGATGTCGTTATCGGCCTGCATCGGCCCTCGTACTACGACCAGCGCGATCCCAAGGTGCTCAACGGCGATTCGGAGGCGTGCGAACTCGCCGCAGCGCGCGCGAACGATCTCGAGGTGATCCTCATGAAGAACCGGCTCGGGCCCACGACGACGGTCAACCTCTACTGCGACGTAGCGCGCTCGTTTCTCGACAACGGAGGAAAACGATGGTGAACGCTGCCCCGCCCCCCCTCGTGCCCCCCGACGTCGACCTACGCGACTTTGCCTTCATGCCTCTGGACGTCGTGCGACTGCGCGATAGCGACCTTTCCGCGAGCGCGAACGGTGAAGAGTTCCGCGCCGCCGTTCTCTTGTGGTGCGCGTCCTGGCATCAAGTTCCGGCCGCAAGCCTCCCCAACGACGACGCTATCCTTTCGGCGCTCGCGGGCTTCGGTCGCGTCGTGAAGGAATGGTTGAAGGTCAAGAAGGGCGCGCTTCGCGGATGGGTCCTTTGCTCGGACGGCCGCCTTTACCACCCGGTTGTCGCAGAGAAGGCGCGGGACGCGTGGGAGTCGAAGAAGAAGCAACGTGACAGAACTGCGGCAGCGCGCGCCGCGCGATTGTCGCAAATCGCGAAGCCAACGACGACAGGGGATGCGACAAACACAGTCACAGGTTCTGTTACAGAGACAGTAACAAGCTCCAAGGGACAGGGACAGTACAAGGGACAGGGAGATATAGATCATCTCCCAGCACAGCTACCGACTGCCGCGCGCGGCGCGCCGCCAGAACCTCCGCCCAACGATCTCGACCGCGTCCAGGCCGGTTGCTGCGCTGCGCTCGGCGAGGCCGCGCCGGCCGATCTCGTCATCGGTCCGATGGCGGAAATGTTCCGGAAATTCGGGGAACAGCGGGTGATTGACGCCCTGCGTTCCGAGGCACGGCGAACGCGGAAAAGGCCAATCAAATCGTGGGGTTTGTGGGCCACAATCGTCGAGGAAGCACTCGCTGGCGCCGACGGACGAGCGCCCATGCCACACAGCGGCGAGCCGCCCGAGCGCAAGATCGAACTCGGCTACGCTGGCGTTTCGATGCCGGAGAAAAACCTTCTCGCGGCGATCGATCGATGGCGGAACAACCCCGCGTCGTGGATGCGAAACGTCTGGGGTCCGCCGCCTGACGAAAGCCCAGCCATCCTGAAATTCGCGGGAGAGCAGGGGATCAGTCTCGAAAGCGCGGAGGCGGCGGCATGAATTGGACGGTGAACCTCTACCCCTCGCGCCTCTGGACGATCGAGCGCAGGGCAATCCGCCACAGGCTTGTGGTGGTGATCCGCAAGCGGCGTGAAACCAAGGACACCTGGGCGGAAATTTTTGCGAGGGCGGCATGATGACGGCGGCAAGGCAGCTTGGAGTTTTCGACCGTGTGCACGAGGCGACGCACCCGGGCCCCGAACTTCCGACAGCGCCGCGGCGGATGCGCGGCAAGATCGAAATCGCGATAGGAGCCCTTCCAGACCCAAACCCGGTCGAGAGCGAAAAGCTCAAACGCCAACGGGTCGCACTCAACGTCGCGAGGGACGTGCTCCTCCGCGAGTTGCGGGCCGGGCGCATCAGCAATCATGAATTTTCGGTCGGGCGAGTTTACGAGGCCATCCTCGAAGCCGCGGCGGTTGGCGGCGGGGGCTCGGCATTCGAGCTTACGACCGGCAGGGGCGACCACGAAGCGATGATCGCCAAGGTCATCGACAGAGCGGATGGCGTCGTCGAGGCTGACTTGGATGCGCGCTCTGCCTGCGGGCGCCGTGGTGCGCTCATCCTGCGAGCGGTGCTCGGTGACCGGCAGACGTTCGCGGCCATTGCGGCGGCTGAAGGCATGGGGGCCAAGCGCGGGCCCGCCAGAATCGCCGTTGAGTTCCGGGAAGCTCTCTGCGCCCTCGCACAGCACTGGCGTTGACAAGCGGGGGGTAGGAGAGGCATTAATCGCTACTGAGAAGATTCGCGCCCGGAGCTGGAAACAGCGGCCGGGCGTTGTCGTTTCTGGCCTTCAAAGCCAATTCTCCAGCCCTGAAAAATGGGCGGGAGCCGGGGCGCGCCAACGCCCCAAGCCGCGAGTCTGTCGCTCGCATGACCGTAAGCCGGCCGGACATCCGGTCACCCCGCCACCGTGCGCGACGGCGGGGAACTTCTGGCTCATCGTCATGCAAAATTCCGTTACCGACCTTGCCGTCGAGGCGTGGCCGATTGCAAACGTGCGCCCGTACGAGGGCAATCCCCGCATCATCACCGAAGCCGCTATCTCGAAAGTTGCGGCGTCGATCGAAACCTACGGCTGGCGCCAGCCGCTCGTCGTCGACAAGGACGGCGTGCTCGTTGTAGGCCATGCGCGCCTGCTGGCGGCGAAGCGGCTGGGGCTCGAAACCGTGCCCGTCCATGTCGCGGCGGATCTGACGCCGGAGCAGGCGCGCGCCTATCGCCTTGCCGACAACCGCACGGGCGAGGAAAGCCGCTGGAACCCGGACGCGCTCGATCTCGAGCTGCAGGCGCTCGGCGCCGTAGGCTTCGACCTCGCGTTGGCGGGCTTTGATCCAGTCGAGTTGCCAGGCGAGCCGCCGCAATTCGAGA